GCTTGCAAAGTAAGAGGATCTTGCTGGCCATGAGGATCGAGATTAGGCGCATTTATAACATCTGGATTACGTAACTCTGATTCGAATATTCCATAGTCGCCGAGCGCCATACCTTCATTAGCGATTGTCTTTGTTTGTATATCTGCCATATCCACGTCTGGTCTCCATCCTGACCAGCTAAAGCCAGGAAGATTGTGATTCATAAAGTAAGTCGAATTGCTTTCCATGGGCTCTTTATCTATTCCCCATGTGTGTTGTAATGCGCGCTTCAATAAAGGAGAAGCGTTGTTTAGTATGTTATCGCGTTTTTCAGGATCTCGCTCTTTAACGAATTCGAGGAAGTATTCTCTATCGTTTTTAGGAAGTGCTCTTATGATTTCTGCGTATGTAGTTCCGTCTTTAAGGCCATACATGGTGGAGTCAGCAGCCTCTTTATAAAGAAGAGCTGACTGCGTCCATCGTCCAGTACGTAAAAGAACTTTTGAATCTTGAAGAGTTTGTAGCTTCTTGTTAACTAACCCTTGAAGATGCTTTTTCATATCATTATCTGGTAGCAAAGCGATACTTGATTTAGTATCAGTTAGCTCTTCACGAAGCTTCGCTTTTTTTTCTGCGTCACGTTCTTGTCTTGCTACAAGATCCTCTATATTGACGCCCTCTTCTTCTTCTGCTTTTTCAGAAGCTTTATGATATAGACCCATATATTTAATATAGTTCAATCTATCGAAGTACTCTTGCGTCTGCCATTTCTTTTTGGTACGGTCAGGAACCCATTCTTTATTGCCGTTTAATATACTCGCATTTGCTCCTCCGGCGATAGCGACGCCGGCTGCTGCTCCAGCTATTACCCCTTTTAATTTGGATCTACCTAGTAGTTCAGCTATTTCATATCCGGCATGACCGAATCCAAGAGCGCTTTCTAGCATATCTCCAGACCCAGCGTATAAATGACCTAATGTCATGACAAACGTTCCAAAGCTTGCTCCTCTTTGCATCATCTTACCGTTGTCCGGTTTTAATAGATGACCTAATGCGCCTCCAATAAAGGCACCTCGATTAGATAGCATAAATACGCTTGTAGCAATTTTACTTTTTGTTTTTCCAAGACCTTCAATGCTAGTAATAGCACTATGGGCAATCGCTGCCGCTTCTCCGACCGTAATTTGAACATGATCTGAGATGGCTCGTTCAAAAGCAGGCATTAGGAATGTGCCTATAGGATCGGACCATGTTTGGTAAGGAGTTCCGTATACTTGCTCTGCTCTATATGATTCAAGAGGAGATCTTACTCTCAGCCATTGATCACTAATCATTGGCAAGTCTACATGAGCAACAAGCTCTGCGACAGCGCCTCTAAATTGCTGGAATGAGCTATATCTACCGATAGTAGCAGCAGCGCTTTGATCTCCTTTTCTAACCTGGGCTATTCCTTCGTCTAGTAGTTTACGACTAAGATTTTCTCCTTCGATATATACAGCCGCGCTCACAGAGCGATCCTTATCGTTGTTTTTTTGATAACTCTTATTTTCATCGATTGCCATAGTAACTTGTTGCCCAACATGTAGGTACTGACTAAGTATCTCAGGAGTCCCCATGCCTTGGGCGTTCTTTTTAAGTTTGATACCTGCAAGCTTATATACTTCATTAGATCCATGTACTTTAAACTTGCCTCTATCAAGTATCTCGGTAACGGTAACGTTGGAATAATCAATACCTCTACCAATAAATTGATAATCGTAAAAATCATGTTGCTTACTTTGCTGGGATACACGAGATTTTACTTGTTTCATTTCTTCTTTAAGTTTTGGGTCCATAACTGTTTTTTGAGCTATCTTCTTCCATATCTTATATTCTGGACTATATGGAGCTGTATCAGCTAAGATTTTAAATCGATCAAATGCTCCATACTCGCCAAACTGATCCGGATGAAGTTTATTAAGCGATTCATATCCTTTACCAGGCATACGCATTTCGCCTTTAGGAACTACGGTATAAGGATCGCCAAAACGAAATCTCTCAGGCATCCAGTCAGGCATTGTATTCATAAGAGGATTCACACGAGTGTTTCGCTTATATTCAGGCATGAAACGACGTGCAATTTCCATTACACTACCGCCTGCCCCTGCAAACCCTGAATCCCAGAATGATCTAAATGGGCTATCCATGTCCGCAGACGTAGCTATTCTTTTGTGGTTATTTTCTCCAATACCTATTGTTTTGTTTCCCATATATCCATAAATACCGGAAAGCAGTTTTGTGGAGTATGCCATCTCTTGTATCATTTTGTTCCCGGTAGCCTGGTTCATAAGTTCGTCTACGGTTTCTGCATCATCTAGCATAGAAGCTCCATAGGAAGCTTTTAAGTTAATAATCTTTTCAGGCGTCATTACTCCCTGTGATTCATTAACTTGTGCCCTTGAAGCGATACCGCTATTGACGTTTTTTATAATATCCTTAGAGCTTACGCTGTTTATATAATTACCGGCTATCTTTGATAACGTTCCTCCGGTAGCTAGTTTAAGTTGAATTTCTTCTCCAGTACTTAATTCTGCGCTAGCGGCTGGAGCGGCCAACGGCATGCCTACATCATCATTGCCACTATCCATATATGTTTTAGGATCTATGCCTCCATCATAAACGCCGAAATCAGAAGCTAAAGCGCCAGTCATTTTCTCGCCCTGAAACTGCATAGTATATTCACGTTCATCTCTAGTAGGCGCATTATAAGCAGTGTATTCTACTGGTTCAACAGACCCACCTTTTAACATCACAAGGTTTTGATTATCTTTATTAAGAGCTTTCGTTTGTATGTCCTTATTCATTTTATAAATAAGAGCTTTTATATCTACGCCGTCTTGTATTCTGTCTTCATGCAATCTTTTTTGAGGTTTTATCATTTCGCCTATAGTAGGGTTTAGTAACGCTCCCCATGGAGTACCTTCAGAGAAAAGCTTTCCAGACATAGGATACGGGCGATCTTCGCTATGTTTCTTCTCAAGCCAATAAGGATCTGTTAATGCTAGCAGAGGAGATAATGGATTAGATGGAGTAGGAAGCCATGAATGCGACCACTTATCTAAGTACCCATCATATAAGGATTTGTCTTCATAATCGCTATTAACTCGTCTTACCGTATTCGGTTCAAAGTAAGCAATCTGGCCACCACGAAATTCATTTACTCCGCCGAACGTCCAGTATCTGCCTTTACGAACTGGGTCATATCCGTTTTCGTAATAATCTTTTCGTTCATCGTAGCTTTGATACTCTTCTTTACCGAACCAATATTGAGTGATGGGATTTATCGCTTTTTCGTCTTTAAGGAATCCAGTTAATCCTGTAGCATCCGATATATTTCTATAGGCTAAATCCATATTCGCTACGCCATTAACAAACGATCCAGATAAAGAAGTTCCAGTAATTTGTTTTGTAGTATCGTCCATCCAATCATAGTAAGTAAGGCCGACGGCTACAGGAAGGACTCTTTTTAGAGCTATGCTTTTAGCCAATTGACCAAAACTACCAGTAGACTGACTAGAAAAGCCAATCCCGAATTTACTTACTTCATCGGATAACCTAGATAGTATAGCATAAGGAAACATTGTAGCATTCGTAATATTTTGGGGATCGTTGCGCCCGGCAACAAATTGAGAAAACATTTGCTTCGTCAAAGCTTTCGCTTTTGTCTTATCATTTAGGTTCTTTAATACATCCATAGGAGTGACGGTATTCCGTATATGAACCCAACTATTCCACTTGCGTCTCCCAGAACTTTTATCATATCGAGTAAAATGTGTATCGTCAAAAGCAATATTATCTTTTGCCATATTCGACATAGTTTCTCTAAGCTCTTTATGAAATATGTCTTGACTTCTTTCATCGAAAAGTTGATCCACTTTCGACACAGTATCCCATACATGAGAAGCGTTTTCCCTAGTATAGTTTGCTCTAGCAGATACAGATGTAATATCTTGAAACGCAGCCCAATAGGCTAGTTTCTTTGCTTCTGTCTTTTCTTTGCCTTGTAGCCCAGATTTTTCAATAAGTTCCGTAATAGCTTGATGCATTCCGTCAGCGCCATATTTGCTTTGACTTGCACGAGCATGCTGAAGGAACATTTCCTTCCCAAGTTCCATTCTAAATATGTCATGGAACTTAGCCGTTTCATTTCCTCCACCATAACCCAAGGCTTCAAATCCAGATCGATCAGCTTTTAATGTAATAGTATCTAGTGCTTTTTTATCATTAACGACGAAGCTATGAATAAGCGTTCTTAGATTGTGATTATGCCATCGGTCAGGTGTGCCGATACGTGAATTTTCTGGAGTAATGATAGCATTAACCATATTCTCATCGTTCATCATTAATTTTTCTAATATGCTTTTAGCTTCGCTGCCATCTACATGAGGCATCATTTTTTTAATAGCTTCTGGGCTTAATTCATAAGAATGTTTTCCGACAAGCGAATTAAATTTACGAATTTTACTAATGTAATCAATTGCGTAAGAATAGTCTTTTTCTATGAATTTATCATAATGATTATTGATCTGTTCATTCGTCGGATTTAAGAATCTATTAACTATATTTACATCCGAATTTTCATCGTCGAATTTCGAAAAAATAGACCGAATACTTTGCAAATGAGTAGGATCACCATTCTGTCCGACATCAAACATTCTAAATAAAACGTTATTAGATCTTTTAAAATCTATATGCCCAATCATTTTTTTTAATAATTTAGAACGCGCACCAAAATTACCTGACATGAGAGACGTATTGTCCATTTCTTCGACGTGTTTAAGTCCGTCATCTGTAGACTTATATACTTTATTTAATATCCTAAAGTAATGACTGTCTACTGAAGCGTCTCCCTTTACATCATTGGTTATAGCAGCGAATATAGGATCAATTTCTCCTCTTCCTATATAATGTAAGGCAGGAGCTTTTCCGCTATATTGAACGTCTCTAAGCTTTAATAATTTACCTGGAAGTGTGCCGGCTAAAAAATCCAATGAACCATCGATTATTTTTGTAGCGGCTTTAAAAGAATGAATATTTCCATTTGCATCTTTTCTTAAAGCGGTGGCATCAGGGGTTAATGCTAGAAAACGTTTTTCTAGATCTCCGCCATTGTCAGCATCCATTTTGCTATATTTCTCTCGTAGCCTATCAAGGGAAGCAAGAGTATCTTCAAAAGTATGATTTTTCCCATCCTTTTGAAAACTTCTAGATTCCTGTACTCTATCTCTATTTAAAAATATATCACCGAGAGTTACTGGCTCATCTCCTAAAATATTGTCAGTAATGCTTTTTTTGTTATTTAACGAAGTTCCGAAATGGTCCTCGAGTATTCCAATAGAAGACATCGTATCTTCTATTTGTTTTACGATATGCGCATTAGCTTCTTTGAATGTGTTTCTATTTTCTAGAGAGTCTAATCCTTTCATGTGTTGAAAAATTTGATCCGTTATAGTTTTCTCATGATCTGTAATACCAAGAGGAGTATGATCATAAACATCAACGTCATCCTTTAGTTTTGTAGCAAGATCTTCGACGAATTCGAACATCTTATTTTCGAATGTTTCATCTCCGTTAGCGAAGTTATCTTGAAAGTATCCACGAGTAGGATTGATCAATACATCTCTATTGTACATTTGATTGATAATTTCATTTGGGTTCTTATCGAGTTTTGTTACAGTATTAAGAGCACGAAACAAAGCGCGGTCATCGTTTATACGTAATCCGATATTACGATCTTTAACATCATCACCGATTTCTCTCCATGCCTTTTTAAGGCCGCCAGCAACGTTTCCAATTTCTTCAGTACTCCAGTCTTGTAGTGAGTGAGATGAAATCTCTGAATGGGCATGCGCAATAAACCTGCTGGTTCTTTCTACACCTTCAGATAAATATTTTGCCCCTCCTGATCTGTATAAAAAAGCCGCCCCGGCAATCATGCCAACGGCGGCTTTTCCTATGCCCAACAGATCATCCGATAAAGTTTTTTGACTGGAGTCTTTTAATTCATCATCGGCCATCGTTGTCACCTACTTTAATTACTTTTCTTTTTATGATGCTTAACCTTGCCGAGCGCAGGCTTGCTAGTAGAAACAAATGGATATTTTGTCATACTAGCATGTCCTATATTTATGATATCTCTATGCGGGTTATCCATAGGGGTATGCATATTTACAGGACCATTACAACCACCATGAGTGGCGTCTTTCCCGAAAGGACCAATTCGATCACTGCTGTCATTATCAAATTCGCTCATACTTGTCACCTACTTTTCTTATTACCATCCAGGCCTAAGTGCTGGCGCAGTAACATCAATTGAGTCTTGAGCCAGTCCATCGATACCTTGTGCTCCATTGTCTGCCGCCCAATCTATATCAGGAAACTGTGCTCTTAATTGTACTAATTTCTCTGAGGTGAGCTTCTCTCTTGCACCGCCCCTGATGTTAGTTTTTTCTTTTTCTTCTTTATTGACGGGCTCTGACTTATTAAGCTCTTCGGTCCTAACTGCTGCCCGCTCTTGTTTTTGTTTGACTTCTGCGTCTTGATTTTCATAAAAATCTCCTTGTGGTTCGACAAATTCTAATCCACGCAAATTATGAAGTTTCCATTCTGCGCGACTTAAATATTTGGTCGTTTTGTCTATATCCCAAGTTTCTATATCCTCTATATCGAAATAAGGGAATGCCTCATTGATAATGCACGTAACTTGATTGTCTAGATCCCACATCTCTTCTCTGTAATAATCTAGCACCCCACGTCTAGATTGTTCGCCATCAAGGTAAGAGTTCTTGATGATCGTTTGCGTTAATACCGTAGGGATACCGGCGTCACATAAGTCAAAATCATAATTCTCTGGCCATAGCGTGCATATCTGGCAAATTAATTCTTCCTTTGCCATATCGTCAAATCGATCGTCGGTAAGTATTTTTCTATATTCACTTCTGCCTAATGAACGATAAATAAATATTTGTGTATCGATTTGAAACATAAAGACATTACGATACTGCTCTTTGAGAGTAAGATATATTTCAGTTATATCTACGGTAGTCTGGCTACTTTGTTCTTGGCTAGCTTTTATTTTCATTCAAGGCACCGCCTTATAATTCTTCAGTATTCGTCAAATCAAAACCTGACTTAAGAATAATCTCGTCTGCAACGCAAGTAGCTAAACCAGCATTCTCTGCAATAAGAGTTTCCACATCTTCAGGGTACAAAGCTACTGTAGCGACTATCATATCTTGCCTTGCATAGATTTTATCGCCTTCGAATTCTTTAGTGGCCTCCTGCGACATGATGGTTACGTATTCTTTACGACGAAGTTTGCGCCATATTACCACGTCGTCCCCTACAGACGTTTTAAAAATCTTGCCGTGTTCTTCCTTCCACGCATCGATTTGTTGTTGATTTAGAGCTTCTTTTATGTTCATATTAAATATACCTCCCAATTTCTTTTCAATCTGTTTATTACTCAATTGAACACTTGTATTACACTGCTACTCTACAGTTTTTAAATCTTTAGCTATAAATGAATAGATTTCCATTACCGGTTCTCCAGACACTCCAAGGCCCATGCGTGAGTCTTTAATCATCACACCTTCAAGAACGACATGGACAGGAGTTCCTTGTGGCGTTTTGTCTCCAAATACTACATCTATATCGAATTGCTGAGGCCAAATAGGGGCATGATCAGGAAGAACTATCCCTTTATATCCATCGGTCTTACGCTCAGCTATAACGGCCTCTTCTTTCGTTTTGGAAACATTATAGCCGCTCATAGTGATCGAATCACCTTTAGCGGTTTCGAGAAGTTTAAATAAGTAGTTAGGAGATGTAAAGTTAATAACAAACTGGCCTTGAATAATGCGAGATCCTAATGCTACCTCATCATATACATAAGAATTAAATCCGAATAGCGGCATCTGACCTTGAATGATCTGCCAGTTTATATCGACGACCTCTTCTACGTATTCATTGCCGAAATAGATCTCTGCGTCTATATTTGAATAATAACGTTTAAAAAACGCCGAATCAAACGTATATCCATCTTTTGTTTTGTGTTTTGAATATCCTTTAACAAAGTTAGTATAAATTGGTCTAGTATCAACATCTGTGCGAGCCATTATATCACCTCAATATCCACATTCCAGTTCGTTACGCAAGAACTGTATTTAGCTGCATTAACAAACACGTAACCAGATCTTCGATAAGATTGTTTGTCGATTGCTTGAAAAATAAAATAGTCGGCGCCACGAGTTTGCACTTCGATAGCTCCAATATCGGATTCATAATATTCTGTGATAATTTCTTCTTGGTTTAGATTTATCTTATAAACCTGAAGAATATATGCATCAGTCTTTGGAGGAAATATTAATTTATCTATGACCCTGTCGTGTTTAATTCCGTCAGGAAAGAATTTTTGCGAGAATAAACTATGACTTATATGATCTTCCATAATCGCATTGACGGCGCTATTAAAATAGGATAAATGCTTGTTTAAAGCAAGATGACTTATCAAGTACTTATGAATATTGGCTATATTAACATCGGGATCTCCGTTTGCGATGTCGATTAACAACTTAACAACTTCGCTAGCGTTCGGTGCTCTATAATTCATTAATGTGATAAGTCTTTTAGAATAGTTATAGAATTCGACTTGCCGGCAATTGTATTTATACTCGTCGTAGTTAGTTTCGGCAAGAGACACAAGCTCAAGATTGCTGACTAAGTGCCTGCTATCGTCTTGTATATAGAAATAATAATCTTCTTCATCTGATAGTAAGTGCTTCGCTTTATTAAAACTAAGTGTTGGCCCAGTTATTTTTTCTATTCGATCAAATCCGTTTACGAATAATTGATCTGGTTCTTTTGCTACGACATAAAAATTATTCAATGAAGTAAGTAATTTCGGATCGCTTATTATGACATCGACTTTATTGTTAGATACTATCACCTGCGGGCGGGCGACCAATTCATTATAAGGATTTTTCTCTCTTTCTATCGATAGCCTTTGTTTGTCTTCATCTGAGAAAGACGCTAATGCAGCTGGAAGATCTAATAATTGCCCTTTAATATCGGAAAGCTTATCTGCCGTACTGCATTTATCTTCCCACAGCCATTTCTTAGTCAGACCGTTTCCGCTAAAATGAATATATATTCCGACTATATCTATATCTGCATATACCTCTAAAACATATTCAGTGTTGTCTGCAAGTTTAAGACTGTGCTTGTAGACAAATTCTATATTAATTAACGAATGAAACATCTTTGCCCCATTTATTAATTTATATATGACTACTTTAGTCACCATAGGGCCTACTTCGATCGATGCTATAGGATTGTTATTTACATGCATAGGAGCTTCATTGTCTTTATTCATAACTAGACTACGGCTATTTTCACAGTATTGCGAAATAGTGATAAGCTCATAGTATGCCTTTTGTTTATCTATATTATCGGCTTCTGCAGCCTTGTAGAGAGAGATAAGAGCATCTATAGGCCTAACGCTTGGCTTACTATCTAAACACTCTTCTAGAAGCTTTAGGGCGTCATTGTGATACGAATTAACTATGTCTATATATTGATATAGTTTCTTTACAGTATCTTTAGGGGTTTCGACAAGCATTTCTACATATATTCTTACAGAAGAGGAATCGTCATCGCTTTTGGTGTAAAAAGCATATTCGCCGGCAGTTAATCCTGATATAGTAACTTCTGATTTTAAGAGTTCAACACTTTTCTTATTTTCAGGATCAGATGTGTTGTACCATACTAAATGGGTATGGCCTTTTTTATATGAGTTACATTGTAACACGAGTTTTTCGCCATATTGTCTTATTGGACAAATAGCTCTCCATACGTTATTCACTATTATTTTTCTCCTTTCTTAGTATCGTAATACGTTTTAGCTTGTTGAGCTTTCTGGTTATATGCTGCATTAAGAGTAGTTTTAACCCTATTCGCTTCAGCAGCTCCTTTTTTATATTCTCCTGCTGCTAGCTTCTTGTCTACTTCTGCTAAATCAGCAGCTCTGTTTTTTTCGATCTCGGCCATAGTTTCTTTTTCTGTTTTATTTGCATAGGGATTAGCCGGGACAGGAACAGGAGATGGAGGCTTAGGGTCTGTTGGAGGCTTAGGATCAGGAACTGGAGGCTTGGGATCTGTAGGTGGAGGAGCAGAATCTGTAATTGGTTTAGATGCGGTATCTGGCTTAGACGGTAATGGAGTACTATTTATCGTCGGCAAAGTCGCGATATTAACGGTGTTAGGCGAGACAAATCCAGTGCATTCTGTTAAATAATCTAAATCTGTAGCGACGAACTGATACGTATTTTCCGTATAAATATCATTAGTAGATATTACTTGTCCTTCATTGACGATTCTGATTCCATATAACGCTTGCCTAGCAGCGAACCCATATTCATTCGCGGCACTAATCGTGATCTGGAATGGAGGGAGCTCATCCATTAGAAAATGGGCTGACCCAAGATTGCCTGCTTTGCTGTATTCATCCATAATATCGTAGGCCCAATGCTTATTGAATACGGCAAATATTAATGTGCCAGCTATCGTTCTTTGTCCAAAAACATAATCTTTTGCATTCATATTGCCTATTGCTCGGACTGGTCTCATGTCGTTATGTATTGAGTATGTTAACGTTTGTAGGCTGCCTATTACTTTAACGACTTTTCTTCCATCTGGCATCGTTATATCAATTGTGCATACCATATCGCTACCTGAAAAACTTTGATTAGTTTTTTGATAGTCTGACAATAGATTCTTTTGATTCGCATTAGATTTAGGCGTGTCATCGACTTTTGCGTCTGCAGGAGTCCAAGGTAATCTTTTATTGACATTTCTTGGAGATATTTTTAAAGAATAATCATACACATTGCCTAGTGTATCTTTTACCCATGGCGTGATATAATTAGTTAAATAGATAGCGCTTTGTTTATCAGCTCCGTAGTCTGTTATTAAATCTCCGGCGGTCATTCTAAGATAAGCTATTGTTTGCTCTTTACTTGGCGTATTTCCCGTACGTATAGAATCAGCCATAAGCTGAGTCATCGCATTTTGGAGTTTTGTTCTCATTTCGCTAATGCGTTTTGTGTTATCCGCTACAAATTTATCAGTAACTTCTGGAGGCATAGTATTGTCTACTTCTCTTTTGTTGCCGGCAAGAGAAGCGTTGTATGCAGCAGCTAGAGTCGTTTTCGTGAAGTTATTTACTCCGTTGCTAACAATATTTTTATCTGTCTCTGACAATGTTGGATATGCTTCCATTAGTTTTTTGTAATATGTATCGAGACTTGTTAAGTATGCAGGATTAGAAGGAGTACTACCCGATCGAACAGAATCATTTAATATTTTCTTAGCATAATCAGCTACTTTCTGGCGAACAGTATCTAATACGCTTAACGCTTGTTTGTGATCATCCATTATCTCACCTCGCATTTAATAAAAAGAAGGAATCCACAATTATGCTTCATCCTTCTTATTACGTCTCTTGCTATGTTAATTAACTGTTTAAGTTGTTGCGTCTGTTACAGCTTTCATATATTCGACTCTGCGAGCTACAAATGTACAAGCTTTTTCAGAAGTTACGCTATCAATAGAGAATCCAGAACCTTCATTCAAAATTTCGCAACCATAGATAACAAGTACGGCTTTTTGTCCATATTCGTTAGCAAAGCTCACGGTCACATCAAATGGAGGAATCTCATCTGCATATTTAGGTGTAGCTACAGGAGCAATTTTATTAGTAATACTAGATGCATTGTCAGCAGTGCTAGCAGTCGTGTCGCTAGTCACTGTAGATGTCATTTTAGCATCCCAATCACTAATACTGATAGCTTGCATGTTTAATTCGCCAGCTACACGATGAAATGCTGCTGCTTGAGCAACATGCTCTTTAAGACCTTCGATAAGGGCGTCACGGTCAAACACTGTAAATACTAAAGTGCCTGCAATTCCGCGCTTACCACGAGAGAAAGATCTAGGCTCTGCTGAGCCCATAGTGTACACGGGCGCTTTTTCGCGAGACACGGAGTACGTGATCGCCTGAAGCTCACCGATAACGGCATTACCAAACGTGCAAACAATGTCACAACCAGAGAAGGTTGTATAGGTTTTAGTATATTCAGAAGCTACGGTTCCAGCCATAGTTTGTCAACTCCTCATGCTGATTATTTATAAGGGAGGGGCTTTCGCCCGCTCCATTACAGTTGGTCTTTTACGGAAATACGGTTACGTACTTCGCGGATTTCGTAGATTGGAACGATTTTGTAATCGATATCAATGTACGAGAACTTCATAACCTTTGGATCTACTATCATGTTGAAGTCGTATGCTTCAATTAAGCGACCTTTGATTTTCTCAAGGTTTGCTTTAATAGCAGTCTGTAAGCTATTGCGGTTAGCCGCATGGTTTTGCTTACCGATAAATGGTTCAGAAGCTTGTCTAATTAAGTCTTCAACTGCACCGATAATACGGCTAGCAGCCAAACGACGAAATACGGAAGCTACAGGAGCCATTGTAATACCGTCAGTAACTACGATCCCTTTAGTGAATGATTGTTTCAAGGTTACGATACCTTTTGCAGTCAAACGTTGGAGTTGGTAGCTAGTAAGGGTAAACATCTGAGCAGTAACTGCGATCGGTTGGTTGGTAGAGCTCTGGTCAAGAGGAAGAGTAGAGACCATTCCAGCATATCCAGGAGCACCGGTGGCGATGTAACGATAACCATCATCCATATTTACGAAGTATTGAGTGAAGATAATGGAGATGTTTTTACCGATTGGGTACGGCATGTTGTTACGATCCAACATATTTCGACCGGCATCGGTCTTAGCGTAAAGATCAAACTCAGTAGCTAATATCGCATCAACTTTCTTAGCAATGCTGTTAAGTCCGACATCTAAGATCCGTTTACAACCGATCTTACCGAACGTAGGAGCCGTTCTGAGCTCTGTATACGTACAGTGCTGAGCAAGCTGACGAGCAAAGTTATCAGTAGTCTTGTAAGGAATATACAAGCTATAGTTGTGACCAAGCTTACGGTCTTCGGTGAGATCATACTCAATTGCAGGAACGGCAGGAACTGCTGCTTCATCGCCTAGAGCTGCAAGACCTACATCAGAAACGTAATCATCTTTTACTTCAGAACCTTTGTCTGTAAGTTCGAAAGTGAATAATTGTCCAAGAACTTCATGTTCATTCATGAAAATTACAAACTCTTCTAAAGTGGTTACATTAAAGATTGCGGACCGAACAATTACTGGGTTAGGCTCGAAATAATTGCTTTGAGCATATACTAAAGACTTATCAGTATTAGCCGAAAGCATCGTCTTAAGATCTCCTAAAGCAGATACTTGAACTGTAGGACTATCGATAACTTGGAATACGAAAATATGATCGATTGCCTGGCCAAGGACATATTCCTTACCTTGATAAGTAGCTAATCCATCTGCTGGTGCATTAGGAACAGTTACGACTTTGTTAAATGCGACAGCGCCACTTTCTACTTGTCCGATATAGATATTACCATCAACGATGAACAATTCTCCAATAAGACCTTCGCCAGTAAGGGTTTCATAACCACCAACGCCTACACGAATTAATGTTCCTACGCCTGAAGCATTAAACAACATGATCTGAGTACCTGGTTTTACGTTGCTAGCTTCAATTTGTGCTACAGATGTAACAGAAGACAAAATAGGTAAAACATTGTCAGTGTAGATGTCTGACAGATTATCAGAAGTGACACTTGTTAAGTTTTCAAATTTGAATTTGTATTCCTTAGCAGATGTGTGATCGCTTGCTACAATTTTAGGAGTTACGCGAATCAATCCATCCATTACTTCTTTTTCTTCAGCCATTGCGACTAAGAAATCAGCTGGACGTGGAAGTTTACCAGTAATTGCTTCATCAGCATACGCACAGCTAAGTACGCGATACTTAACGATAGCATTTTCTAACATGCTATAGATACCGTCTTTGATTGCGACGATCCGGTTAGCATCATCCATAGGAGTTTCTTTGATTCGAGGAGTGATCTCATTACCTGCCCCATCTAGTCGACGTTCAGCGATTGCAGTAGTCGCAAAACCACTACCTAAACGTTGGTAGATCTCGAACGGAGTTAATTTCACTTCTTCATAGTCTTTTGCATCAAGAGCAAAAGCACGATCAGCCAATCCGGAAACTTCTAAGAAGTCGTATGGTTTAACCATTGCAATGTTAACATCATGAAGAATATCACGAAGATCGGATAACGCTTCAGAATAGATTGGAATCGATGCCGTAATATCGGTATTGATAGCTAGTTTACGGTAGTAAAAGCCGTCAAAAGCAGAATACGGTCTAGGAGAAGTGGCATCTTCTACAAGATTAAACTTAACATCTGTGAAGCTTGTGCATTTAGTGGTATCACGACCGATAAAATAAACACCTGGATATAAGCTACCGATAGCGACCTCATAAGCTTCTGTTGAATTTGTTACATCAACGCCATCCATGTCAACGATAGAGAGTTTCAATACGTTGTTGTATGCATGTTCGTTAACAAGACGAACTAATTCAACAAGTTTACCGTCGCGGCCCATACCATAATCTTGATTTAAACGAAGCTCAGTTACAAGAACTGCTGAGTCACTTGTTACAAGACCTTGCATTTTTTCAGTAATCGTTGCGCGAGAAGCTGGCTTATAGAATTTTATTGACTCAGCACCAGGAGTACCGTCGTACATTACGTATACCTGTTTGCCAAGATTGGAAGGGTTTGCTGCTGAAACGCGAAGTCTCATGTTAAGGTCGACTGCAAAATCGAAATCTTTATACATATCTATGCCACCTACGCGTACTGCATAGATTGTACGGCATCCACGTTCCCAAGCATCCTGAATACCTGCCACAAGAGTCGCTTCTTGCTTAGTTTTGCTGTCATAAGATTTTCCGAATAAATAAGCTCCGTGTTCAGGGCTATATACTGGAACAATAGTTCCTACAGCGCCATCAAAGGCTGTACCTACGATTACTTCGGAGTCAGTTGTGCCAAAAAGAGACGTGTCGTATCCAAACGAGTAATCCGCTTCAATTTCGGTAATTACGCCAGGTAAGTTGTTGTCATTGCTAAAAACACCCATGTTTTTGCCTCCTTATACTAATTAAATTATTGTGATATCTTCAATTTCGGATTCGAACACGGCTATTAACTTCTCGATTTCTAGGTAGTATTGGAGACTACGAACTGATAAGCTTTGCCGGAACATGTCCAAATTTTTATCGGTGAAGTGTTTCTCGAATAGGATTTCAGCAACGCCATTCTTTTTAAAATATGGCGTGTATTTGAAAATTAGGTCTTCAAAATCATTCATTACTGTGTTTACCGTGCTATAATCACATGCTAAGAAATTAAATTGTACGATAGCGGTAAATTTTTGACCCCAAATACGACCTTGCCGAATGCTTTTTTTATCATCCCCTACTTCCATAATGGATTCACGTTCTCTTGGTTTGAGCTCCTTCTTAGGCTTTCTCTCTATAACTTCAAAGAATATGTAAGGATTCTCTATAGGCTTTGAAGGATCGACGGTTAATCGAGTACCTTCATCTGGCATAAAGATAACTTTTTCCTTTTTCATTGTCTTGGAAACGATCTTAGCAACCATTTCGACAAAATCATGCAATGAAGCGCTTTTTAGTGATTTGGTTGGCTCTATTGCCTTTGAGTCTGCTGAAACATAATTAATCGGCAAGATATTATTGCCGTTATCCATTTTTGACTGAAGCAATCGCTCCATATCGTTTTTACTCACTAGACTTCCACTCCTATTCCGATAGAACATTTCTCTATCGAGTTGATAGGCCATATGTCAAAACGGTTCAAGACAGTGACAGTGCCTGGTTCATCCTTGTATGCCGTAACAGATTCGATATAGAAGTCGTCTAAAATATATCCTTTTAAAGATTGCAGGAACTTAGTTAGCTTTTGCTCTATCCGTAGTTTTTGGTATCCAGTAAAGTTCTTTCCTTTGAATTCAGAAAAGTCTATCTCGCGCTTAATGTATTTAATAATACGATCTATAGTTACAATCTTTTCTGGACCTACCTTGCCGAAGTTAAGAAGATTTTCTATAGTAGATTCGGCTATTACGTTGTTCTTAAAAAATACTAAATCACCAGGAACGTCAAAAGTATCTATATTGAACACGGCCGGGCCAAAATTTAATGTTGGATATATGTCCAAATCGCATACGCATAGTGCGCTAGCGAGTACTACATTAGCCATGGAATAGTTAACAAGATTGTTAGCAACGAATATGAAGTTTTGACCTTGAGTGTCTTTAGCTACACCGCTATTAAATGATGTCGCTAGACTTATCATCTCATCGATAAATGCATCAAGATCTTCATATAGAGAAGCGTGCTTGTCTGTAACTACTATAGTTGAATCATTAAAAGTACTAATTTCATCCAAGAAATACTGAAAGTATGTGACATATCTATTATTACGATAAAGATCGCTATATCCATCTGACATCATTAAGTCTACAGGGACTATATAAGCGAAGTCATTCTGTCTAAGCGTAGATGTTATATCAAAATAATCATGTAAGTTTTTGATATTCATTAGAAATATGTTCTCGACGCCGAATCCTTTTGCTATTTTAAAAGCATCTGTCAGTTTAGAATCTCCATAATTTTCGAGCACTGCTTCTGAAGTGTCGAAGTATGCTACTTGTTTTAACATGTAGTTTGATTTTCCACTGCCGATGATTAACATGTTTTTATGCACATTAATTGATTTCGTAATATTTGCATCGCTCATGTTAACCACGTCCTACAATTTTATTGAAATTCTTTAAAAATAATTGAACATTAGTCTTCTTAGGATTTGTTTCGCACATAAAGTACACTGATTGATGTTGATCGCTGTTCATAGGGCCAATCCTTTGAACGATATCGACATCATCTATGTCTACTATAATATTGTCTTGCTTTATGTCGTAATCCGATTTCATGTAGTATTTGCCGACAGTAGCTGTCTCGTTAGTGAAATCTTGCCGAAATATTAATTTATTGTTTTGAGGAGCAGCTTCGATTTTTTTGATCCTGATCTTTTTTCCAGTACCGAGACATTTTTCGCAGGAATCTTTAGGCTGCTTTGTTGTAAAGCTTACACAAGTGCAATTTACGCCGAAATCCTGCTGGACTATAAACATCCCATAGGACCATTTTGTAAGCACTTTAAGGATATTGTCGTCAAACTGTTTCATAGATTAACCCTCCTTAGCCCGCGTACGAGTAAAGTCATTAAGGATTGAATCAATGGTAAGCGTAGGAACAATACTATTAGTACCTGCTTTCATGCCTACTCTTGTCGCTACTGGTTTAGCTCTACCTTCATTAAAGTAACCACGCATAGCAAATTCCCAATTTTTTAGTTCTGCTTTTAATATTTCTATTAGATCTTTTATCCCTTCAAACTTATCAGAGTTTTCATAGGTTATGTCGCCGAGAGTTCCTTTTGTGCCACTCTCAGATGCTTTGTCTACATAGGACTTTAATAATGCTTCGAGAGAGGCTTTTGTTTTTACAAACTGTTCCACTTCGAATGGGATAACGCCAAGTTTTAAAGCAGATCCTTTCATAACGTAATCTGCATGTCTTGATGCTTCACGGATATAATACAATAATCTGTCTTCCGGGACTCCAAATACTTCTACTAGTGCATTAATACCATTAATAGAACAATATGATGGAGTTAGCTCTGTAACGACCTTAACTGAAGCACTGGCTAATGTTTTATTTTTATTAGCAGCCTTAAGTCCTTTGATTCGTATTTCATACGTGGAGTTATTAACAAGTGGTGTAGTAGGGGTTATTTCCAAAAAATTATCGAATACTTTGAATGTTTGTGCCACTATCTCCATCTATATTGTCCTCCTTATTACAGTTACTTCTATTCCTTCTGTATCGAGAGTTTCATCAAATTCAAATAAGAAGGTGGACGGAGTTTCTCCATTGGTAGGCGCAGATAGTATAATTAGATCTTCGTCGTACACTGGTTCGTCTCCAGGCAACGTAGGAATAGGAGTATCGGTGTTAGATTTATATAAGAAAGTAACAGTATCGCTCCAGCGGCCAAACTGATCGCCTTTTTGTGCACGAATACGCACATAGTATTGGCCATCAGGAATGTCGGTCAAAACAATCTCGCTTTTGTCGTATATATTGGTTTCTCTAACGTTGTTGTAGAACGCATTCTCATTAGCAACCTCCATATAAAAAGAATTAGCCAATTCCATATTTGTATTAGTTAGTTTTTCAGACCATGTCAATTTCAACGAATTGATTTCTTCATAGTCGCTAGGACTAGTTATAACAACAGTAGATGTTATTTCACTTGAAAATGTTATCATTCTCTTAAGTGCAGCCGATAACGGTTCGTCCGTTATCGACCTAATACCAGCCTGTATTACTAACATATACTCAACATTTGGAACCGGCCATTCTTTAAGATCGAGTTCGATTACCGAGCCATTTACGACAAAATCATAATCAATTATACGATTTGTCCCCTTGCCTACTAGAGTGATTGTTTCGTTTGACACAGATGATTCATCAACATCTAATGTGCATTCGATGTACACTTTCTTGTCCTTCATGGATACATTTATTCCAAGCAGGTCAAATTTCTGGTACATACAATCACTTCCTTACTAGCATTTTGGTTTCATGCCGCCTTTTGTTTTCCCTTTAGCTTTTGGCTTAGCTTTAGACTTGTCTTTCTTTTGAAATTGTGGTTGTAAAGCCATGATTAATTACCTCCTATTTCTTTTTGCGAGAAGTTTTTACTACTTCTTCAGCAGCGACTTCTTCAACGATTATTTCAACTGCTGGCTCAACGATTTCTTCAGTAATTGGTTCAACAACTTCAGGTGCTTGAACAGGAACGATATCTACAATACCGGTTTCATCGACAACAGGAACAGCTTCTACTACAGGTGGTACTACTACGTCTACTGCTGGAGTAATAACTTCAGGTTCTGTTTTTACAGGTATTACTTCGACAGGAATAGTAGGAGCCACAGGGGTAGTTGCGCCTTGATCGATAGTGCCGGTAAATTTATTGCCTATTTTGCCGAAATCGATTTTCTTTTCTTCTCCAAGAGAACCAGATAATAGTTTTAAACGACCAGACTTAACTGATCTACGTAATTGTGTGCAATTAGTGCCTGCAATAATATCTCTTCGTGGTTCGCTAGCAGTTAGATGGATGCAGCTTAGATTGTCGTAATAACCTACTTCTCCCACGGCTAAACGCACTACTGCAATAACTTCTTTGTTCATATGATATACCTCTCCTTAATTTTGAATTAGTCTATTTATAAAAAGTCGGATAACCGATTCTTTGGTCCGATTTTTTAGGTCTTCTCAAAAAGTCGGAAATCCGATTTTTTCTTACAAGTATTATTACGCCTGATGAACAGTAACAGAAGGTGGAACAGGGTAAGTAGGTGCAACGCTTAAGTTACGAGCTACAGTAATACCGCGACCTCCAGAAACAATACCCACGCCATAGCGTTCTTTACATTTCAGTAAACGAATATCTCTTTCAGGATCGTTCCAGTTATCAGTAGACAAACCTTCTTTTTGAACGATAACGCCAACTTCATTTCTATCCAAGCAGTACATATCGAATTTCTTGTTAACCTTATCGAAACGTACGAATGGGGAGAAGTTAATCGTTAATGGAACAGGAAGACGATTTTGTACTTGACCAGGAGTCATGATCATTTGTTGAGGCCCTTGGTTAGCAGGTAAACCAGCAAATCCAGGAGTGCCTTGAGTAGCTCCCCAAGGATGTACATTAGCACCGCCAAACGCACCGAAAGTTAGACCATTACCGATCATTGAGTTACGAGCGAACACTACCCAAGTTAATGGATGCATGATGATATCAGTAGGAACCATGGAATTACCCATAAGAGCAAGAACAAGATCCAAGAAATCTTCTACAGACATAGTGTCGTTAAAGCTACCATCGTGTGCTCTACCAGTCGTACCGGCTTCAGGCATTTGTTCACGAAGGTTGTTATCAAAAATTACATGGCCATGATCACTGAATGTGTTAAAGCACCATTCTTCTTTGTAACGAGCCATTGCTTTGCCCATTTTACGAATGTTGATTCCAAGAATATCCCAGCTAGAGTCTGAAACCGCTTCTTCAGTAATGCTCACTTTAAGACCAATTTTCTTAACGCGAACTTCCAAAGCCCCATTCTCTACTGTGTTGAAGTCAACATAGTCTTCGTTGTAACGAGTACCCTCGCCAACTTCAGTAGCTGTTAATTCTCCTACTACTGGAACTACGTATACGGCAGTGGAACCGCCTTCAACGTGGATTGTACTCATGAAGCGTGTAGCTAAATACTCAGGCTCAGCTGCTTCACGTAATTGACCTTCGATAATTTTAGGAATCATTTTTACTGTATCAGTAGTAGTTAATGTTTCCTGGATACTTGCGCGACCTCTGCTATAATCACCATATAGATTGCGCACCATGTTTTCCATTAGATTAAAAGTTTCGGCTTTAACTTTGGGCTCTTTAGCTCCTTCTTTACCTTCTTTAAAATCTAAAGCCTGTTGAACTGCTGCTGTCCGCAAGGTTTCAATCTGTTGAATAGTTTCAACGAAATTCATTGTTGGCTGCCTCCTCGTAAATACGAATTTTATTTGTATTGCATTTAATACTATTTAAAGGGCAGCGGGGTTGTGGCCCCGCTTTTAATTACTTAGTTAACAAAAGCTTAATGGAGCCACAGATACCATCCCAATCAAGGAATGTAGGGATACCAGACATACCACGTTTGCTGTATTTAAGCTGAACTTCAAAAGTTTTATCTGGATCAGCTAAAAGAGCTGCGTCTGCTTTTGCTTGGTCCAGTACTTCAAGAACTACGATACCTTGTAACTCATTAGCGTATTTAACGCCGAATGCGCCACTTTTTAATTGAGTTCCGACTACGCAGTTAGTGAATGCATCGCCACCTACGGAGATTTGCAGAGTACCTTCAGCAAGGTTTACTTCGATTGTTCTGAAGAACATATCAACATATTCTTTGCCGCCAGCATAATGGATCAAACCAGCTTTTACTACAGGGCATTCACGGATGATTGCATTAGCACCATCAGTTAAGCCAGGGATGCCTAAATCATTAAATCTGAACTCTGGATTCATACGAGGATCATAATTGTCTTGACGACCAGTAGACGCTAACATATGAAGATCGTTGTTCATGTAGTTTTTGTCGTATGGGTAGCCAGGATATTCTCCTTTGCTATTAAATGGACTGTTATTTACAGCATCCTCACCACGACGGTTGTTTTGCTTATAAACAGCAGGATTAAAGCCTTCAAAGTTCAAACGATCTTCTAATGCCCAAGTAGCCCACTTAGCAGCACCTTCAGGAACTAAGTTGTTGTTAACAGCGTAAATTTGACCTAACAGCTGTTGACGTTCTAATTCGTACTCGCTAATGCTCATACTAGCAACTTCAGTCTCGAAAGATAATGGAGAAATCGTTACGCGGCCATTTTCATCGGATTTAACAAGACAGCCAGGGAATAATGCGCCATAAGCGGACCCCCAAGGATTTCCTTCAGCTTTGTTCTTGTATGCAAACCAAGGAAGTTCTACCATTGCATCAGTAAGAACTGGACCAGGCATCATACCGTTGTAAGCATCATTATCACGAGTATACTCATTACGCTGCATCATACCGATTGGAATATTGCCACCGCGTACAGTGTTGATTGGAGCACCGTCTTTTAAAACCTTACCTGTATCTGGACTGATTGTATAACCTGCATCAGCAAGTTGTTTAACTGGGCCAGCAGCTTTGAAAGGACGAAGGCAAATATCTGTGTATGCATCTTCCATACCGATAATAGGGCACCATTCTTTGCCTACATTTTCTACTTGAGCGCCTTTCGCTTCAGTGCCTACTAAGCCAGAAGCTGTTCCACCTGCTTTGTATAGATCACCAGTTTTACGAATAGCGACTGGTACACCACCATTAGCAAGAGTCAATGTGTTAAACTGCTTTTTAGATTCGAAATCTACTAAGTCCATGTTTTGATCTACAGCTACCATACGACCTTTAGTAATAACCATTTGGTTAAAGCCGAAAGCGAAACCGTATTTAAACAATGAAGGCAGACGATAATCAAATTCATATTTGATATTAGGAACGTCATGCGCGCTTACGTTTAATTTGTTGTTGGTTCTATTGATACGATCGGCCCCATCGCGATATCCAGGAGCATCTACCTGAAAGGTAGAACCATTCGCACCTGGCTGCAGGCGCTCTTGAGAATTAAATGTACCGGGTTGTAATGCCATTATTGGTCACTCTCCTTATTTGTGTGCGTTAGTAATATTTTTAAATAAACTTTCTAGTCCTTCTACTAAATCAATATTACGGGCTGAATTCTTCTCTTTAACATCTAGCTCGTCTTTATTTTCATCTTTTTCTGAAAGAGTAGGGTTAGCTACAGATCCCGGTTTGGGCATAATTGGTTTCAATTCTTCTTTTAAATCAACTATTGCATCACGAAGAGAATCTTCGCTACGTGTTTTAATAGCGTCTTCAGTAAGAGCTATCTTACCGGTTGCTTTACGCATAGCCTGAACAGTTTCGACTAAATTAACTTTTACTTCGGCTCTAACGGAAACCATCTCATTTTCAAGACTTTCACGCATTTGTTTTTCTTGCGTCAATTGGCCTTCGACAGCAGTTTTACTTTCCGTTAATTCAGTAGCCTGAGTTGTTAATGTCGCATTAGATTCAGTCAAAGTAGTGTTAGTAGCTGTTAACTCCGTCACCTTTGCTTCTAATGCTGTATTAGCTTCTGTAAGAGTCGTTACTTTCCCAGTGAGAGTGACATTGGCCTCAGTCAAAGTTGTGTTAGCAGCTTCCGTAGTCGCCATTTTTTCTTTCATTGCTGCGATTTCTTCAGGTGTCATATTGGATTTGCCTCCTTGTGCGCTTTCGCTAATATTTGTTTTTGTTTTAGAAGAAGTTGCAGGATATGTTCTAATGTTTTTAGCAAAAATGTCAGAAGGTACAATTACGTAACTTAATTCTTTTGCTTCCATACTGTAAATATCCCAATAACAAGTTTCTTGTAATTTACCTTTACCGTATACTTGTCCACGATCATGATCTGGACACGGGCCATGTTCTGCTATTTGATGACCACATATACTACATCTAACGTCGTGAGCTATGATACCGATTGATACGGTTTCATTTGTTCCGTCTAAAACTTGTTCCTTGTCTTTCTCACCAGGAACATTCGCCGTAAACAGCAAAGCCGGTGTTCCAGACAATGTTTTAGAAGTAACGAACTCTGTAGCACAGATGCGGCCGATTATCTCGCCATCCGCTTCGTTATGATGCTTTATCAATGGGCGCCGGTAAGGCTTAGTCCATGATGGAACACTTCTTTTTAAGCATTCAGGCATATATCTTGTAAAATTACGGGTTGCATGCGGGTAAGCGTGTATCCCTTCGATGTCTACCATTAATGAAGTTGGAGAGATTGGCTCTCCTAAAACATTATCTGCCGCCTCATTAAGGTCTATATTATCAATGGGGACATTGTGCTCGACATCAAACTTGGCATATCCACCATATTCGCGGATCATCATTGCCATGTTTTAATCACCTACCTTTCTGATTCCGATTGTGCAATTGCAGTAGGCATTAAAAGCTGGTATGTCGTCAAGACTAAAGCTACTTGTTTCTACTACACGACTATGTTCTTTCGCATCATCACTTCCGTCGAAATCGATATAGACTTTCTTGATGCCCATTTGTTCACAGGTTTTGACATATGAATACCAGTAAGCTTTAGGAATGACATATTCCGTTAAGAATCGCAATCTGTATTCCATTGCATCAAAAACTGCTTCCATTTGTTGGCGATCATTCTCTTTGCCTTTTAACTTTTTCTGAATATCTTTGAATAGGCCAGTGACAGTTTGCTCAGTTGTTTCGTTTAAAAGGACTAATGTCTGCTTTTGTGAACGACCAGCAGTATTGTTGTTGTCAGCA